ATTGTATCCAAGTGATTGAGATATTTGATTAGAACGCTTCGTTTGATTTTCTCCCTTTCCACAATTCTTTCGTGCATTTCTACCTTCAATAGTGTTTTTGGCTTTGGATGTTCGTCAAAATTGAACATCGCCCAAATCACACTACACAGGTACAACGCAACTATTAGAGAGATAAGGAGTGAGAATTTGGAAGTTGATTGCATATCCAGCCAGTATATCAGTTTTTGAATCATAGAATGGTGATGCGTTTCCGTTTATGCTCAACTCAAAGTCACCATCGGCTTGATTGTTGTTGTCGACCAAAGCAAAGATGTCTGCCATAATTTGTGCCGTATCCGAAAGAACTTCAATTGTGTTGCTCTCAGATTCAAACACACGATCCATCACAATCAATGCAAAGTTGTAGGTCATCAACTTTCCAGTTGACTGCAAATTGAAGCCATCTGGATATAACCACACCAATGGATAATACTCGACATTCTCAACCGTCAAATTTGATTGTTGACCAACACCAAAGTGACCGACCATTTTATGGCTTTCGGCTGCGGTCTGAATCTTTTTGATTATTTGGTTTAATGTCATTTTTTAGGAATTTGAGAAGTTTGGCTTCGTTGTTTTTTTGCCACTTATTTGTCCTCGTGGGGGAAGTCGTAGTTGAAGAAACAATCGTCATATCTTAGTGGTAAATAAATGCCTCCGCTGAATGCAGTTGATTTCGGTCTGATGGTGTCAATCGTGTTGCCGGGATTCAAGAACAATGGATAATCATTTGTATTGGTACGCAAGTAATCACGCAACCTATTTGCATAGTATTCCGCTTTGTCACGGTATCTGCCTTCAATCAATGTCATTTCCTCAACCGATACTGCACGAGCATTGTCCGATTCACGAGATGCAACCGATTTATTCATCAACTTGAAGGTCATTGGCAACATCGCCTCAGTCAAAGTGTAATACTTCAAACAAGGTGCGATGTATGAATCCAAAAGGGTTGTGTTCAAAGCGGTCAGAGTTCCGGCAAATGCTTGTGTCTGCAACTGGTTGTAAATACCCGAACCAATCACATCACGGATGTAAATCTCTTGAGCTTCTTTGATTGCTGACTTCAGCAACTTGTCATCCACATTCTCATTCAAAGGACTGTTGTCTTTCAAATAAGTTGTTGATATGAAATATACAAAGTTCGTCATTTCTTGATTCTCCTTAATAATTGTTGTTGCCAAATGTGACGGCATTGTGGGACATTCACATCTCTCACCGGATCGTGATACCATCCACCTCGTCTGCTCCAAACATCAATTCCAGTTTGTGCCGACATAGCGTCAATATCCGCACGAGAATAAACACGATTGCTTTGTACAATTTGACGGCAAAACTCACGAGAACCGGGTATGATTATTCCACCGCTGATTCCTGGTGCAATGGAGTATTTGTAACGGACAACAATTTCGGTTTGTAACTGACTGATTTCATCCAATCCTTTAGATGTTACCTCAAGACCTTGATTGTATCCTTTGATTAACTTGGCATCGTTTAATTTTGCAATGGTATCAACCACCACTTGTGGATCAAGTTTAGTTATGTTGACAATATCGCCAACTTGCAAACCTTTGTTTTCTTTCAACACATTCAAGATGGCTGATTCAATCGCAGATGCGAAGTCAAACTTCATCGCTTCAAAGTTTTCCGCTGGTTCACCGTACTTCATAAAGACCGCCAAGTCACGCTCATCATCCCAGCCAAACGGATTTTGTGATGACATCGCAACTGCTGCTGTGGAAGATTCCAACAAATCACCGCCCTCTATCGGTGCAAGTCCAGCCAATTGACGCTTCTCGTTGATGGTCATATTTGACAAGACATTGTTTGCAACCAACGGACTCAATGCGTTGATGGCATCGTTCAATGATGACTGCACTTTTACATTTGAAATTTGTGGAAGTCCTAATTCTGCACGAGCTTCTTCGTTTGAAATCAAGCCGGCAGTAAATAACGCCTGATAATCCAATCCGATTGGTGGTTTGTTAATTGTTTCCAAGCGAACTGGAGAGATGAATTGAAATAAATCAGTCAAAGTATCATCAATCTTTTGTTGACGGGGTTCGATGTACGATTGTTGGAACATCTCATAAGCTTCAATCATCTCGCTACGACCACCCAATTGACCTTCCACACGCACTCCAAACAACATCGGTGAGTTCACCTTGTGTGCAACGAATATCTCTTGTTGTACGGTCTTATTCAATAAGTCAAATTGCTTGTCAAAGTCAGACGGTTGCAAGTTGCTAATCACCGACTCTTTCTCTTGTGGGTCGTTGTATTGGATGATAAGTCCACCGGCATTGTCCGTGCCTTGATAATTCTCTTTGAATCGTCTTGCAGTTGCACGAGCTTCTTCAGGTGTTGGAATTCCCTTGAATAACTGGATGTGCGTTTGTGCCGTGAATCCGTTTTTGATTGAGTTCAAATAGTAGTTTGAAATCTCGGTGTCAACCTCAATGTATTTTAATGCACCAACATAATCAGGCAAAGGATATTCTCCTTGACCCGGACGATAAAATTGGCAGTAATAAAGTGACTTTGATTCTCTTGTGGTTGAGTTGAATGGCTGATAGTGAACTTGCTCCGCTTTGCGGTCAGTCCAATCCTCACAATACACATACTCGCCTTCAAGTCCTTTGCGGATATTCTTGAAAGGGATGTGGTAAATCTCAGCAATTGCCGTCTTCGCTTTGTTCCAAATTATCTCCAAGCAATAACCATTGAACAACTCAAGGTCATAAGCAATCTTGTTCTTAACTTGGTTAAGTGTTTCGTAAGCGTTAATCGCTTGAATCTTTGCTTCGGCTTTTGCGATGTCAACGGTGTTTTGTCCGATTACCTTTGTTCCAACTCCAGCAACATACGATGCTTTGCTTGAAACGATGGCATTGTGCTTGGGTGACTTGTTGAATAACTCAATCAGGAAATCGGGATACAAGTTGTCAGCACCAAAAGTCACATATCCTTTCGCCTTGTTTTCCTTGAAAACGGGAAGGACATTGTCGTGAAAGTTGATTCTTTGGAAGATCATTGAAAGTAAATAGCAACTTAAAGTGATTGCAACATACTAATCAAATCGGGGTGGGGATAAACATCAATTTTATCTGCACGAACTGAGTTGTGAGTGAACACTCCGTTCTTGTTTGACAAAGCTCTTTTTGTCACCGACCAAATGTCCTCGTGATAAGTTAGGTCAATAGCGTATTTGTCACGCCACAACAACAACAATTCTTTGACTGATGCGATTTGTTCTTTTGTGTAATTCTCAAAATAGGTGAATCCCTTGTATGGCTTATCCAGTTTGCACACATCTTTGACTTGACCACCGACATAGTTGATAAACTTGCCGTTCTTTTCTACCAAATAACCATAATTGCAAATCTCGATTCCGATGGATGTCTTGTCAAGTTTGATGAACGGCAATCCTTTGAAGTGCGATGTCTTCAGTCCTAAGTGATACGCCCAAAATTTGGAATCATAACCTTGCACGATTTCACCGGTGCGACTTATCGCAACACAAGTTGCAATGTTTACTGGATCAGCATCCCAAAACTTAAAGGTTGCAACTCCGTCACCACCTCCAGCAGTATGATGCAAGTAAACTTGTGACTTTGGAGATTCCTCTTGGTAGTACCCGTTGAACTTAACTTGTTTCATCGGTGAAGAAGTTTGTGATGAACTTTCCAATTCCACCCGCAATGCCGATGATCAACATCAACTTGGGGTGGTCAAGGTTCAAACCAGCAACAAACAACGATGCTCCGGCAATGGAATCACCAAGCACTCTGAATCGTTTTGGTGTCGGTTCAAAATAACCTTTCAACCTTGTCCTCTTTTTGGTTTGCACGATTTGTGTTTATTGATGTGTTTTGTGTGTCTGCGGAGCTTATTCTTTGGCTTCGCTCGGAAGGTGCTGATATTATTTGCCTTTGCCATCTATCGCATCAATTTTCTTTGCGTAGTAACGAATCGCAAACAAACCCGAAACAATACCAACAATAGCCAAAACAAGTGCAAACACAGGTTGCCAAGTATTCGCAAAGTGCAGAACTGCCGAACTGCCTGAGATAGCCGTTGCAATGGCTGCCGTTGTATCATTGTCGAAGTGTTTCACTTACAAAGTAATTATCTCAACTTGTGTAGGATAGATTGCATTTAACGCAGAGTAAACCGCATTAATTAACAATGTTTCCGCTGCCAATGTTTCGTAATCCGCAACACTCAACTCAAGTCCTGAGAAAGTAGTGTTAAAATCTTGAATCCCTTGAATCGGTGCTTTGCCTTCTGCCAATGCTTGAACACTTGCAAAAACAAAGGTTGCGATTTGGGCGGGGATGATTCCGTCTTTTTGGTCTTTAACTGATGCGTAACCTTCTGCGATTACTACTACTGAACCCGAAGGGATTGATAAACCGCTTGTAAGGTTTACATTGGTAAGGATAGATATTGCTTTCATATATTTACAAAATTAAGTGTTTTACATTGTGGTGTGTGAAACTTTGCGCCATGCTGTACCATCGTAAAAACAAGGACACGCCAAGGTTGTATTGTAAACTTCCAAACCATTTGCGGGTGAAGCAATGGCATTGATTTGGGTTGTTGTCATTCGAGGCATTAGGAATCCTTTGGTTGTGCCAACAAGATCTAGAGCAGCCGAAGCATCAGGATTACTTCCTTTATTTATTGATACACCACCAGAACTAAATGTTAAAATATTTGTACTACCAACAATTAAATTACCACCACTTCCCCCTGCACCAAATGCTCCGCCTGTTCCTTGATTATATCCACCGTAGAATCCGTTGCTATTATTTAAAATTAAAAAAGGAACAGTTGTTGAATTTGTTATTTGTTCTTTAATAACTATTACACCATCATCACGAGTTGATAAAGTCGCCGTCCCCGCACTATTCTGCACCAAAAGCGATGTCGTGGCGGATGTTGAGCCACTGCCTTTGATTGTTGCAACCGTTGAATTACCAAAAATAACTCTTTCAGTAGACCCTGTATAAACGCTAACTTTTATAGTTGATGAATCTAAATAAAGACCCGATGTAACTGCACCACCTCCCGCACTTGAATAAACAAAAGCACTTGCCCCAATACGAATGTTTCCATTAACCTCGCATCTATCTTGAGGATTGTTTGTACCAACACCTAATCTTTTTGTTGTATCATTCCAAAAGAAGTTTGTGGCATCACTTGCAAACGCACTACCATTGCTGAACTGAATCGCACCCGATACTCCGCTTGGTGTAGCAGCCAACACAATGTCACCACTACCAAGTAAGGAAACGGAGTTAAGAGTTTTGATGTTTGTTCCGCTTACAAGAGTTGGTTGAACTGCGACATTGCCACTACCCACAAGAGATGTTGAATTTACCGTCTTGATATTAGTGCCTGATACAAGTGTATCTTGTTTGGTAGCAAGTGCAGTTGTGACCGCAGTTTGCACCGGCAAGTTTGCCAACTGAACTTTTTGTGTTGTGTTGGTTGCTATGTCAACAACTGGAAACACATCGTCCGTTGTCGGGGTTGTTAATTCGGTTAGGTCAGTTATTCTCTTGTTGCTCATAATTCTAAAAAGTTGCCGTCTTGAGTTCGCATAAACTCGTTGTTTGTTGTGAGTAAATATCCAATGAATGCACTATCAAAACCGATGTAGTCGCCATTTTGAGTCGTGAGAAAGTTCAAATCTTGAGTCACTAAAAAAGTGAAATTGTCTTGTATGATTGTTTCACTCAGATTTGGTGTGTAACTCTTCGCACTTTGCGTGATGTTGTTTTGCTTTGATGACAAACTTGGAACATAACTCTTCGCACTCTGACTGATGTTTCTTTGCTTCTTTGATTCTGCAAAGTTGTAAGTTTTCAAATTTAGCGTGTAGTCAATCTTCTTTGATGCAAGTGTGGGTTTATATACCTTACTTGTCAAACTGCGATTAGATTGCTTCTGAATGAGTGTGGGGTTGTATTCTTTTGAATCAATGAAAGCAATTCCATCAAATCCAAGAAAATCGTAATCTTGAGTGATCAACAAATCACCACTCTGAGTCGCTAACCCAAAGAATACATCAACCGGTGATGTTGGCAATATGTTGTGTTGCTTGTTCACGCTGGTGAGTAGAACACTTCAGGTTGGTCAACTAACTGACATTTCAAAACTCCGATTTCTACAAGCTCATTCGCAAGGTCAGGATTCGTGTTGACCGCTGATGTTTGTGCGTAAACTTTATATTCGTACTCGCCATTCAAGAGAGTGAATGTCGTTCCTTCAACTACTGCAAATTTGTTGTATCTCTCCGTTTGTGTGGAGATGTCTGCTAAGATTACATTGACCACTTGATCAGTCAACAAATGCGTCATACTAAATAGGAATTTAGGATTCGCAATCGTGACTTTCTCGGTCAGCGTTAAATACCAATTTTTGGATTCGGCTTTTGTAATCAACAACATCACAAGAAAATAGCGACTTGTCTTTTATGTAACAAAAAAGGGTGAGCAAATGCCCACCCTCTCTCTCTATGAATCAAGCGTACTTAAATTCCTAATGTAGTTACAACCGATGCTTGTAAGATGAACGGTGCTTCGGCTTCGATTGCGGATAGAGTCACCTCGTATCCAGTAGAGTCACCCATTGCAGTACCCGTGTTGCTGACCATTGCAGTCACATCACAACCCAAGTCCTTACCAGCCAACCAATACTCGTCATTGTTTGTTTTCACGATTGCATAGCAACGACCTTGTGCAAGAAGTTTCATCTCGTTGCGTTTGGTTGTTGACAATCTGCGAAGTTTGAACGCAATGTCTGCTTGGTTGAAAGATGTGCCGTTCTCAATCGAAACATTTGTGGTGTTTGTCAATGATCCGGTTGCTTTCGGTAGCTCGTAAGTGTATACATCGCCACTCACCACAGTTGTCGCAGTAACTACACCACTAACAACGGTAAACTTAGATGCAGTCCAACTGATTAGGTGGATGCTTTTGATACCCCCGATTGCTTCTTTGCAATCAAGGGTAAATCCTGATGTTAATAAACAAGGCATCCTATCTCAGATTAAAGGGTGAAATAAACAACTTCTCCTGGGAATGCAACCTGCACACCATAAGCGAAAGTCAAACGGAAACGAACTTCATCGTTATCTTGAGAATACCACAATTTCACATCCTCTTCTTCGTTTGCAAGGTCAGTTCCTAAGTAGAAGTTAGACAACGAACCGGCAACCAATTTGTTTGTTCCGTTCAAACCACCAACGGCAATCAAGGTCATATTTGTACCAGGATAAACCATTTTCATTTCAGTTGCAGCATCAGCTACATAGTGGTAAAGATTGGCGTTCTTCAAGTTTACCAACATCAACTTGTAAGCGTCAACACCCAAGAAACAAACTAAGTCAGTTTTTGAAGCAACTGCACCAGGGATGTTTGCGTAGATTTGATCCAAGATATCATCAATGTTTGCATTGGTGATTGAAGTGAAAGTCGTTGGTGTTGCGTTACCCAATACTGGAGATGCAGCAGCAATAATCTTGTTGAATCCGTCAAAACGGTTTAAGTTAGGGTTACCACTTGCAGTATCACCTTGCCAAATTGCAGTTTCCAAAGTTTGTGCAATCACGGCTGCTTTCTCGTTACCAATCTGCTCCTCAAAAGGAATCATTGTTGGTGAACCGGGCATAATTTGTGTTTGCATCCACTTTGCTTCCAAAGTTTTAGGACA